CTTTCCCGGTTGATGAACTTGAAAAAGGCGTGAATATGTACCCCATGCACCCTAATTGTAGGTGTTCGGGCTATGGACATATTGAACTAAAATACAAAGACGGTAGAAGCACTTTAAACGATTTTAAACTTAACAAAGAAGATGAAATTTAGAATTTCACCTTCTTTTTATTTTGTCCAAACCGTGCTAAATGACGTTAAAAGTTGCATGAGTTCGGGGGGGTTGCCCGTAAAAGCGTAAAGAAAGGAGCCTAATAATGGCAGAAGATCAAAACACACAGGCGATTGAACCACAATCACCGGAAACAGTTGAGGAAAAGGCTAGCAATCCGACACAGGAACCGGAAAAGATGGTATCAGTCGCAGAAATGCAACGACGCTTGAAATCTATGGAAGAAAAACATTCCAAAGATACAGCGGAAGCAATTTCAAAAGCCTTGGAAAAATACAAGGCAGAAAGCGAACTTACCGGGAAAGAATTAGAAGAGTACCGACGTAAGGAAGCTGAAGCAGAAAAGCAAGCTTTACTTGATAAGATCGCAGGGCTTGAAAAAGAACAAACCAAGCGGGAATTGACAGATGAAGCTATTAAAACACTTTCTAGCCGGAAACTCCCGGTTAATGATAAAGTGATTTCTTTTGTTGTTAAAGATACCGCTGAAGGTACTTTACAAGCTATTTCAGACCTTGAAAGTATTATTAGTGAAATCAAGGCTGAATATTCGCAATCGGAACCCCCTAAGGTATCGTCAGAATTTAGCGGGGCCGAAAAATCAAACAAAGGGGACATTTTCCGAAAATCCCGAATCATTAAATAAAAACACACCTTAAAGGAGAATTTTAAAATATGACAGTACAAACTTTTAACCCTGAAAAAGTATTGGTTTCAGAAAAGAAAGACGGTACTTTTACCAAAAAAATGACAGATATCATCATGAAGGATGTCGCTGAAAACTCCGTAGTAATGCAACTTGGACAATATCACGAAATGGACGGCTTGCAAGAAAAAACTGTTTACGTTCAAACAGATGGCGTTTCTGCTTACTGGGTAAATGAAACAGAAAAAATCAAGACTGATAAGCCTGAAGTGGTTCCTGTTTCTTTGAAGGCTCACAAATTGGGTATTATCTTGGTTGCTTCCCGTGAAGCCCTTAACTATACATGGGAAAAATTCTTTGAAGATATGAAACCGCAGATCGTGGAAGCTTTCTATACTAAGATTGATGAAGCTGGGCTTTTGGGACATGAAACACCATTCGCTAATTCAGTTGCTAAATCTGCAAAAGACGCTAGCCAAGTCGTGGTTGGTCCTATCAACTATGAAAACCTTCTTAAGTTGGAAGACAAGCTTTATGAGGCTGACATCAACCCTAATGCTTTTGTATCTAAGATTCAAAACCGTTCCGCTTTGCGTGAAGCCCGTGACGGCGACAAGAAAACAATCTACGACAAAGCAACTAATACCATTGATGGTATTACTACCGTAGATTTGAAATCTAAACAATTCAAGAAAGGCGACCTTTTGGCCGGTGACTTTAACAGCTTGATTTATGGTGTACCTTACAACATCAACTTCAAGATTTCCGAAGAAGGCCAAATTTCAACCATGAAGAACCAAGACGGTACACCAATCAACCTATTCGAGCAAGAAATGGTAGCTGTTCGCGTTACTATGGATATTGCTGTAATGGTTACTAAGGCAAACGCGTTTGCTAAATTGACCGCTAGCGCTGAAAACGTCTAATCAAATTAGAAAGGGGTAGTCAATGGCTTATATTGTAACCCGTAACATTATCGACACCAAAGATAATAACCGCTTTTATGAAGTGGGTGACCACTATCCACGCGCTAATTTCACAGTGTCAGGCGCACGAATTGCCGAATTGATTGAAAAAGGTGTGATTGTTGCTGAAGGTAAAGAACCAGCACCAGCACCAGCACAAACCGAGGAAGTGGCACCGGCTGAAGAAGTTGAAGAAACTGAAAAACCGGTTGAAAAATTGAAGGTGGCAGAATTGAAAGAGTTACTAGATAGCGCTGGCGTGGAATATGAAGCAGACGCCAAAAAAGCGGATCTAGTAGCTTTGGCCCAAACTATCGAAGGGAATTAAAAGATGGAAGAAGCCCAACTAGCAAAAATTAAACGTCGGTTGGGTATCGACCCTTCCGACAACTATGAAAATGATTTGTTGAGTGATTTAGTAGAGGACGCTGAAAGCTATTTTAAAGGACTAACCGGCACGGCAGAAATCGCTAGTAAGTACAATTTTATGATTGAAAACGTGGTGTATAAGCTGTACGGGCGTAAAGGTTCCGAGGGTGTAACGTCTGAAACGGTTGACGGTTATTCCGTGACATATCAGGATTGGGATAACCTATTTAAACCTTATATGGCTATTCTTAACAAAGATTTTGGCCTAGACGGTACACAGCGAGAACGTGGAAAGGTGTATTTCCTATGAAAACACCACACCGAATTACCCTGATTTGTGGAGGGCGTAAGAAATACAATCCGGAAACAGATAAATATGAAACACAAGCAAGAAAAACCGTTACGGTCCCTTGTTTGGTTAACAAAGTCAGTCAGTCTAAAGTGTTTGAAAACTACGGAAACCGGACAGATACAGTGATTATTTGTAGGTTTCAAAAAGAACAAGCGCCTTTTACACAGGCCGTTTATAAACGTGATACCTATGAGCCTATCGAAGCAATCGACGCGCCAATTAAAGGGGCTGTACGGTTGAAGAAAGTAGGACCTTTTGGGCGTTAACATTAAATGGCACGGTATAGAGAAACTGACAATGACAATTTCAAACGCTCACCCGAACGCTGTTAAACAATCTTTGGAAGTCTTGAGAAACAATGGCGAACGTGGCAAGGCAGTAGCAAAAAGAAAAGCGCCGGTTGATACAAGCTTTTTAAAGAATCACATAACAACGACTTATCAGGGCATGGAAGCACATATACACGCTGAAGCCGGTTATGCCGGTTATCAGGAATACGGCACCCGGTTTCAACCAGGAACGCCTTTTATGCGTCCAATGATCCAGGAAGTCCAACCACTATTCCAGGAAGATATGACAAACGTAATGAAGGGGGTTTTTAAATGACGCCAAACCATGAATTATTCAGATTGATTTATCAGATGGCGGAAGCAAGGGAAAAAACCTTTGACTTTTTGCCCGAAGCTGGGACACAATACCCCTTTATCTATATTGGTGAAAATAACGCCCTAGAAAGCCCGAATAACGACCTTTTCGGTGAGGTGGGTCAAACGGTCCACATTTACGCTGAAAGGACACAGCGGAATATTTTGGACGATATTACAGCCTATTTAGAAACGAATATCAAAAACATTTCCGGGAAGTGGGAATATCACTTACAGCATACTAGCACTAACAAACAGATCATACCAGATAATACAGATGTCCGGCCTTTGCTTCATGTGGTCTTGGATGTCTCTTTTACTTATACTAAGAAGGAGAAAAACAATTAATGGCAGAATTAATGCAAGGTAAAGATTATATCGCGTTTTTCCGACGCGTTAAAGATCAAAAGAAACAAGACGCCGGAAAAGTAAGATTCCAAACAGAATTGACTTTGAACGCTGAAAAAGAAGTTGAAACCACAAAAACCAAGGATGGAGTTGTAAACTCTGTTTCTGACGGTGAAACTTCAGGGGAATTTACTTCACTTGCTTACCGTGAAGATAAAGACACGGTGAATATGTGGAAAGAAATGCGCCAATGGTTCCGCAATACCGACAAGGTAGAAGTTTGGATTGTGGACCTAGCAAGCAAGCGTGAAGATCAAGGGAAAGAAAAATACGACGTGGAATACTACCAAGGATTCTTCAAAAACTTTGAAATTTCCGCACCGGCAGATGATAAGATTGAACTTACTTATGAAATGGCAATTGATGGAAACGGGGTAATCAGTACAGATACACTCACAGAAAGCCAAAAATCCGCTATTAATAAGGCACAGTATGAATACCATACTTTGGCTAAAGAGGGCGAAGGTACAGGGCTACCAGCCTAATTTTCAGGGGCTTTGATAGCCCCTTATTTTTTTAATTTTTTGAAGGAGAAAAACAAACATGATTTTAAATATTGGTGGAAAAGAATATACTTTACGATTCGGGATTGGTTTTTTACGTGAAATGAATAAGCTTCATTCGGTTGAAATGGAAGGAATGAAAACCGGATATGGCGCTATGACAATGTTTAATGCAGGGCGCGCAATGAATGACCCTTTGGCATTGATCGACTTGATTAAGTCCGCGACTGTTACGGAAGCACAAAAACCGTCAAATGAAGCTATTGAGAAATTTCTTGAAGATCTAATCATTGAGGATAAGTATGATCAGACCATTGAAGAAATCATGAACGAGTTAAAAGCGTCACCCCTACTCAAAAAGGCAATGAACCTAGCGGAGTAGGGCAACAGCAAGGATCAAATTCTAATATTGGTTATGACGAGGCTTTGGCCCTTTTAATTGCCCGGCATGGTATGACTTTCAAGGAAGCAATGCGGACAACGCTAGAAGAATTTGAAATCTATAATATGGCTTACGCTATCCAGCAAGAGGATAAGCGTTTAAACTCTGCTATCCAGGCTTGGTTTAATCAGTCAGTTAAGGCGCAAAAAGGACGCGGTAAATCAACCCGTCCAGCGTTTGAGAATTTCAATGAATTTTATGACCATCAAAAAGAATTTGATAGGATTTTTCAAAAAAATCAACCTACTAAAAAGGCTATACCATCAAAAAAACTGGATATGGCTGAAAGAAATAGGTTGATAAACAAAATGAGAAAGGAAGGAGGTAATTAATGGGAGCAAATTTTGACGTTACGGCTATACTAAAAGCGAATGTTTCCGACTTTAAAAGCGGTTTGAAAGAGGCTCAAGCTTCTTTGGAAAGTCTGAAAAATCAGACTGGTTCAAGCTTGCAAAAACTAAGCGGAACAATTAACGGTATAGGCGATTCCATGATAAAAGTAGGGGCCGGCATGACAGCCGGTTTTACTTTGCCCGTAGCCGGGGCCGTCGGTGGTGTTATCAAGTCTTTTGCGAATTTAGAGCAAGCCCTGGGCGGGGTTGAAACACTTTTCAAAGATTCCGCGGGTACTGTTATTAAAAATTCAGAAACAGCATACAAGCGGGCCGGCATTTCAGGCGTGAAATACATGGAACAAGTTACTTCCTTTTCTGCTAGTTTGTTACAAGGGCTTGGTGGTGATACCGTCCAAGCTTCAAAATATGCTGATATGGCTATCGTGGACATGGCCGATAACGCGAACAAGTTCGGAACGAATATTCAGGACATTCAAAACGCTTATCAAGGCTTTGCCAAAGACAACTATACCATGCTTGATAACTTGAAACTTGGTTACGGTGGTACACAGGAAGAAATGGCCCGTCTGGTTAATGAATCGGGCGTTATGGGTGACAGTTTCAAGGCTACGGCCAAAAATGTGAAGGATATTCCGTTTGACAAGCTTATCCAAGCTATCCACGTTACACAGGAACGAATGGGAATAACCGGAACCACGGCAAAAGAAGCAAGCGAAACAGTCGCAGGATCCTTTGAATCCATGAAAGCTTCCGCCCAAAACTTGGTAGCCGGCCTTGGTCAGAAAAATGCTGATATCAAGGGGTTAATGCAAAACTTAAAAGATACAGTTATCACTTTCAAGAATAATATTGTCCGAGTTCTCAAAAATATCTGGGACAACTTACCACTAGAACCGTGGCAAAAGTGGATCGGTGCGATTGTCGTTTCTGCTGGTCCGGTGCTTACAGTAGTAGGTACGATTACTAAGGTAGTAGGTGGCATTGTCGGAATTGTAAGCAAGGTTTCAAGCGGTATTTCTGCTTTAATTGCCGGTTTCCAAGGGGCAACCGCTAGCGGTACAGCTATTTCAAGCGTTTTTAGTTCGATTGGTAGTGCTATCGGTGCGATTACTGGCCCAGTTTGGGCTATTATTGGCCTTATCGCGCTATTCGTGGCCGGTTTGGTGGGCTTGTATAACACAAGTGAAGAATTTAGGGCTAAGGTTGATTCTGCTTTCCAGGCAGTCTATAAAGCTGTATCAAGTGCGATTACTGAAGTAGTAAACTTTGTTAAAAAGATTTTCGGTACACTTGTCACTTGGTGGAATGAAAACCATAAGTTAATTCTTCAAACTGCTGAAACAATCTGGAACGCTATAAAAGCAGTAGTAGAAACCGTAGTAAATGCAGTAGCACCAATTATTGAAGCCGGTTGGAATTTGATAGTTCCAATTGTGACTACTGTTTGGGACTTGATAAAAAACGTGGTTGAAACCGCCTTGAATGTGATTTTAGGCATTATCAAGTTGATTATGCAGATCATCAATGGCGATTGGTCCGGAGCCTGGGAAACCATCAAAGAAATTGCTAATACGATTTGGGAAGGTATCAAAACCGCTATCGGAGTAGCTATTCAAGGTTTAATTACCATCATTCAAACAGGGCTAGAATTTCTGAAAGAAATCTGGACAACTATTTGGAATGTGATTATGGCTGTTATCGGTCCTATTTGGGATTTTATCTGTAACCTGGTTCAAACTTCAATCCAATTAGTAAGTGATGTTATTAATAATACCCTTACATTTATTTCAGATCTTTGGAATACAATTTGGAATACTGTTTCCGAAGTTGTAAGCACGGTTTGGAATACGATCTATGAAACAGTTTCTAACTTAATCAATAGTGTTTGGGAAACTATCCAAAACGTATTGAATACTATTTCAGAAACCTGGAATAATATTTGGAACGGGGTCAAGGGTACAGCGGAAGAAATTTGGACCAATATTAGTAACTTTATTTCTGATACCATGAACGGTATTTTTAGCACCCTTTCAGAAATTTGGAATAATATTTCAAGCTTTATTTCTGATACTTTGAATAATATTTTTTCAAGCGTTTCAAACGTTTGGAACGACATTACTTCATCTATCGGGAATTTCATGAATGATATTTTTTCAAGTATTCAAGAAGGATGGAACAAGGCAGTTAGTGCAGTACAGGAAGCTGGTTCTAATATCGTTTCCGCTGTTACCGACGCTTTTTCTAATGCTATTTCAGGGGCTAAAGACTTTGTAGGTAATGCTATTTCCGCTGGTGCTGATTTGATCAATGGTTTTGTGGATGGTGTTAAAAACTTTGCGGGTAACTTGATTAATGCAGTAGGGGACGCTATCGGTGGCGCTATTGATTGGGCCAAAAACTTACTGGGTATTAAATCGCCTTCCCGTGTATTTAAACAATTCGGGGTATATACCGATCAAGGTTTTATAAACGGGGTTGATAGCAAAGCTGAAAACGTCGCTAAGTCAGTAGGTGGCATGGCACAAGGTGCTATTAATGCTTTTGCTGATAAGGATTTATCCGGCGTGTTCCAGGATGAACTAAGCACGGTAGAAGGTGCTTTGGGAAGCTTGACCGCTTATGATCCTAACATTAACTTTGACGGTGGAATTTTGACGGTTAACCAACAGCCGGCAGATATCACCTTAAAACTTGGAAGTACAACTTACCGAGCGTTTACAAACGACATTACACGCGAACAAGAAATGGAATTAATTTTAGGAAGTTACTAGAAAGGGTGAAAGAGTATGTACAATTACGCTAGTTTAGAAAAATTAGATAGGGAAGTTGCTACTTTGGAACCGAGTGACAACCTAATTATTAACGGGCAACCACTCAATAGTTTAATTGAGGGTTACCGGCATTTAACAGTAACGGGCCGGGGCTTATTGGGACAGAATGTTTCCACAACTAAAGTTCCTGGCCGTCGCGGTGTTTGGGTTGATAGTTTCACGGATGAAGAACGTACCCTAGAAATTAAATACCAACTTAAAGCAGAAACAAGCGCCCAAATGCGGGACAAGTTCGCTAAATTAAATAAAATTCTAAGGACACACGCCCAAAGCGGATTCCTTGAAATCTCTTTTATGGATGAACCTGATTTTATTTATTACGGCTATTTTAACGGGGCTGATAGCTTTGAAGAAACAAGCCTAAGTATTGTTAGTAAGTTTAGTTTAATTGTCCCGGATGGATATAAGAAAAAAAGGCCCCAAACTTCAACCGGGGCTGTTTCTCTTATTGACGCCGTGGAAGTCTTACCGGAATCAATCACAGTCACACCATCAAAAAACACTGACCGGGTCCAAATTGTGAACGGATCTAAAGTTATTTCTTTTTCGGGTAGCTATGCACCGGATCAAGATATTGTTGTTTCTTTTGATCCGGACGAAGTTAAGGCGACCTATGGAAACCGGAATATTTTAAGTGAGTTGGACCGGTTTAGTCCCCTAGAATTGTTTAAGGTTCGTGATGGTGACACAATCACCGCGGTTAATGCGACAGTTAAGAAAGTAGTTTGGAGGGATGAAAGAGCGTGATTTATTTATTTGATAAAGAAGAACAGCTTATTAAAGTTGTAAGAAAAAATGCTATCAAGACAGCCCTTCAGACTTACGCGCTAACCACTGATAACTACGTTTCAGACCGTTTGACGGTTGAAATGAAGGCGCTGAATGATGATGAATTTGAAAAGGTGGAGTATATGGCTATTCAGTCAATGGAAAATACACACCTTTTTCATTATTTCTATATTGCCCAAAAGAAAACGGTAGGCGACATTACGACATTTACGGGCGTACAATCCGGGATAGAAGAACTACGGAAAACCCCGGTATTTGATAAACGCCCCAAGAACACACCGGCCAAACCGGTGATTAATGAACTCTTACAGGGGACGAATTGGCAAGCCCGCTATATCGCAGAAACTACGAACCACAGCACGAATTTCTACTATACTTCAGTATTTGACGCCCTGAAAAAAATCTGTAAGGTTTGGGGCCTTGAAATGCAGTTTTTTGTTGAAATGAACAGCAACGGCCTGGGCGCCCGGTACATTGATTTTAAAAAGAAAATCGGTGAAGCCGTAGGGAAAAGGGTAGTCTATGGCCATAATGCCCTGGAAATCCTTAAAGAAGTAGAAAGAACCAACATTTTCACGGCCTTGGTGGGCCGGGGGAAAGGTGAACAAGTTTCAAGTGCTGAAGAAAGCGGAAAAGAGGCGGACGGCTACGGAAGGAAAATCACCTTTGAAAATGTGGTATGGTCCAAGGCAAAAGGCGACCCTTTAGATAAACCGTTAGGCCAAAGATACCTAGAAGATCCAGAAATGACTAGACGGTACGGGATCAAAAATGCGGATGGAAGCATGAGGGCTAAGATTGGTTTTGTTGACTTTAACGAGGAAGAAAACCCTAATGAATTGATAAAACTAACTTACCAAGCCTTAATTAATGCGTCCCGTCCACAGCTTGCCCTTAAAACGTCAAGCGTCTATCTGAAAGGTGTTAAGATCGGGGACACTATCCGAGTTGTCCGGCATGATAAAAAACTAGATTATGACACACGGATTTTTGAAATCACATTCAACCGTTTAAATGATCAGTCTAGTGATATAAAACTAGGGGATCAGATCGGTGAAAGTGCTTCTTCCAAGGTGCAGGCGGTAGCAGATAAAGCAGTAGAAGAATTTATCAATAATGAATTTAATAGCTTTATTGAAAACTTACCGGATTTTATCAGGACGGCAGACGGTTACAACACTAACTGGTATAGCGTAGAAAATCCCGTTATAAAATACCCTAAAAAGGTAATGATCAATGATATTTGGTACAAACCGGATCCGGAACATGAAGGACATAAAATCATGTATCGCTGGACCGGGGAAATTTGGGAAGAAATCATAAGAACTTACAATGAAGTTAGTCTAAGGGAAGCAATTGATCAGAAGTTCAATGAACTGAAACAAACTACTGACCAAGCAATCCAAAGGGCTGACCGGAAGGCGGAAGAAGCTTTGAAGAAGGCTGGAACCATTCCGGACACCGCTAGACTATCGGAGCAGATTAAAAGACAAGTTTTAGAAAGTCAAGACCTGACAAAAAAGGTAACGGAAACCTTGAAAGAAACTGATTCTGGGGTGATTTATAATAAAATCCTCCAAAATATCAAAACCGAATTTACACCTAAAACGGCTTTTGATAGTTTTGAAAGAAGCACTAATGACGGCCTTTCAGAATTGAGGCTAAAGGCGGATGAATCGGAAAGAAAAATTATTAGGCAAAACGTAGAATTTAACAAGCTAACTGAATCTAACAAGATTTATGAAAGAATTTTGGGAACGTCTGAAACAGGCGCGCCGGATAAGTTATCACGGCTTGTTATGTCTAGTGAGATTTTCCGGACGGAAGTAGGCAAGTATGTCACAGATGATAACAATTTAATCGTTAATTCGCTGACGATGGACAAGAGCACACTTGTCGGGAACAACAATCCCAAAGCGAATATTTCAGTCGATAACGGTATTTTTACGATTAAAGCAGAAGGACTAACCGGCTATAATTGGTCAGGCTTCACACTTCCCATCTATGTTAAAAAGATTTATCAAGATGAAACTTATACTTTAGGTTTTAAATTTCGAATACTTTCAAAACCTGATAGCGTTTTTGCTTTTAACATCAAAAACCACGGGTTAAATAAACTTTTATTAAACGCTGATATTGGAACGCCTAATAGTCAGGCTTCTGAAGAGTGGTATGAGTTCCAAAGGACGTTTACGGTTCAAGAGGATTTCGAGTTTGGTGAGGACAAAAACTTTCCGTTTTATATTTATCTAGCTAAGAATGGTTGGATTGAGTTCAAAGAACCTATTTTGGTACGAGGTAGCAGAACGGGAACATATAAGCCTAGCCAATTCGATGACGCTTATAAGGCAAGCGAAGAAGCTGAAAATCTTGCTGGCGACGCGCAGAGTAAAGCCGTCCAGGTGGCCCAAGGTTTGGAAGCTACACGGACGCAAGTCACACAACTAGCCGGTTCCTATTCGATCCGGAACATTAACAGCGCGGGGGACGTACTGGGGCAATTAAACTTAAACCCGGATGGATCAATAAGAATTAATGAAGGTTTGCTTTCTATTGGCGAAAAAACCTATATTAAAGATGGCGTTATTAAAAAAGGAATGATTGGAAAGGCCCAAATTGACACGGCACACATTAAGGAAATTGACGCTTCAAAAGCTAACATTTTTAATCTGAATGTTAATAATATCAACGGTTTAAACTCTGAATTTATTAAAGCTAAAATTGAATTCGCTTTGGTGGAATGGCTAAGAGGGAAAACAATTTCCGCTATAAATGACAAAACCGTGCTTAACCTTAATGATGGCCGTTTGGCTTTTCGTGATAATAACACCGGTGTCTATCGTGAAGAACCTGGGGCGTCAAGTCAAGGAATGTTCTTTAGAAACGACGACATCCGCGTAGACGGCTATCATAGAATTAACTCAAAAGTTATTATCGGGGCAGATCGTCGCGATAACGATATTTTTCGTAATTGGAACCGCGGGGGATTCAATGGAATGATAGTAGATACCGTTCGCGGTATTGGTACGGGTGACCATGAAAACGCTGATAAGGTGACTTTTGTAGCTGACAGATTTAACTTTACGCACTCTTATGATTACGATTCAGCCACTAACTCAAACCCCTACGGTTGGAGAATTTCAACGTGGGGCACTACGACTATCGCGCCTTTTGGGACAAATGGAAGAAATACCAATATGCAAGCCGGCGATTTCCTACTAATCAATAACGGAAGTAATGGCGTATGGTTACGGCAAGTTTTGCGGAGCCTAAAAACAGCGTTACAGCATTTTGTGAATGCTGGGTTTGTGACAGACACTTTTACAATCCCTAAAACCGGTTCACAAATGCAAGTAGCACTTCACAGTTCTATTAGAAATGCAGTAGCTAATTCACTAAAAGAGTTTGATAGATTTGGTATTTAAGAAAGGGAAATCAATGAACGAAGATTTTTATAATAGCGTACATTCTGAACTAGCTTCAGAAATTGGACAAAAAGCGGTAATCATTGCGACGCTTCAAACGCAAGTAAAAAATTACCAAGGTTACAGTCAAAAGCTGGAAGATGAAATGCAAGAACTTCAAAAGGCTAAAGATGAAGCACAGGAAAAACTTTTTGAAGTTCAAGCACAATTTGAAAAGATTAATAAAGTTCTTGAATCTGATAAGGATTTGAAGGATATTTTTGATGAAGTAGCAAACAAATTAGAAAAGGAATAAAGAAACTATATGGAATTTAAAGTAATTAATAAATATTTACAAGAAAAAGGGCGTACTTTGGTAGCAATTCGACAAGAGCACCCTTATACAGTTTTTGAACGCGTTTTAATTGGTGATCGTACCAATGAATCGGATGAAACACTGATCCAAGCAGTCCTTGGACAAGTTTCAACAGAATTGAACCCGGCTGAAGGTGTTAAAAAACTTCAGGAAGATTTACACAAGCAAGCAGAAAGCTATGAAGAAAAGCTAGCTGAAAAAGACGCTAAAATTGCGGAAGTAAAAGCCGTGGCAGATTGGGCGGTTTTGGTGCGTGTAACTGACGTAGATAACCCGCTAGATCCAACTATCTTCAAACGTGGTTTAGAATTGGTTGACCTTGGACAACATGGCAAAACTTACCAACCACAGGAAATCTTCACACTTGAAAATCCGGACCATGTTGAAAAATTCCAAGAAGGGAAACGCGTCATGGTCCAAGTAAATCAAGCCTTTACTTACCAGGGCCAAACTCTTGAAGAACTAGCAACCCTTGAACAAAATGGGAAGTTAGGAATCTGGAAATGGACCGAACCAAAGGAAAAGGAAGAGCCTAAAGCTTCAAATGAATTAGAAACACAGCCGGCGCAATAATCAATTAAGACAATAGGGAGGTGGTTAAAATGGCCCTAGTGGACCTAATTGATAAGCTGACACCGGTTTTAGTTGTGATTATTCCTAGTTATTTTTCCTTTAAAAGTTCCAAAAACACAAAAGAAGCAGATCAAAAACTAATGAATTTGTCGGAAAAAATTGACGTCCTGGAAAAATCTGTTTTAAATGTGGAAGGTATCGGGGAAGATAACCAGAAAAATCTAACCATTATTGGCAAAGGCTTGCAACGCTTGCAACGTTTTCGATTGCAAGAAAATCTAAAAAACGCCCTAAAGCGGGGCTATACTAACCAGCATGAAATAGAGGAACTTTCCCGGCTTTATGAAAGTTATATCGAATTAGGCGGGAATGGCGCTATTAAGGTGCTTTTTGAACGGTTTTTAGACCTAGAAATTAAAGAGGATAAATGAAATGAACCAAATTACTGAAATTATTACTAGTGGCGCTATGAGTATTCTTGTAGTGCTTGTCGGTATTGTTGTAAATGCTGTTAAAAACTACCTTACAACGCGAGGCGGGAAGAAAGCCCTTGAAGTGGTTGAAATCCTAGCTAGAAACGCCGTAAACGCTACCGAGCAAGTAGCGGATAAATTGGATATTCACGGTTCCGCTAAGCGAGAATACGCAAAAACAAGCCTTATTGAAGGACTTGAAGCACACAATATTTATTTAACAAATGACCAGTTAAATACATTTATTGAATCCGCGGTTAAAACAGCAAACGACGCTTGGAAAAATTGAGGTGAAAAAGCATGGATAAAGTAAAACTATTTCAAGATGAAGTATTGGGACAAGGGTTTGATATTGACGGCTGGTTTGGTTGGCAATGCTGGGACGGCTACGCTAAATATTGTTTATGGCTTGGTGTCCCTTTTGCAAACTGTACAGATTCCGGGTATGTGAAAGACCTTTGGGAACAGCGATTCTA